GTATGCGTACGGCTCGCACACAGAAACCCCCCCTTAAGGTTCCCCATGCATAAATAAGTGTATGAAAATAAAATTAAAAATAAAAATTGTAGTACCGTTTGTGGGCGAAATCGTTATTGAACTAGAAAAACCATAATGTGATATATATTTCGTATGGATCTCATACTTGCCTTTCTACTCACCGTCCAGTGCGCACCTGATGTAATCATCACGCCATCGAATGCTACTTTCTATTTAGCGGGTGTAGACAATATTCGTGTGGTGTATCTAAGGCCAGACCAGAACAAACCTCATATCCTGGTGCATGAGTTGTATCACGATTGCCAATGGCAAAGAGCCGGAAGAAAACCCGCACAGACCTGGACGGAGTGGCATGCCAGAGAGCGCGAAGCAAAACGTATTGAACTTCAGTTTATAGAGTGGTATGGTTTGCACATCGTTCATCCCGACAAGGGACGGAAGTAGACATAGGTCGAAGGAACGCATCTTTCTTTTTATTTTGAAGGAGGGTGTCATGACACTTTGGTCTGAGTACTGCCGACGACGCGCGACCGCGCAACTTAATAACACACGCACAACTAACTACATATTAAAGCAACGGCTGGGTATGCTATAGTAAAAGCGAAGCACGGTTTTCTCCTCCTTTTGTTTCCCGTGCTTTTCTTTAGGGGTGCTTCGGTACCCCTCTTTTTTATTTAGCATTTACATTTAATCTTTTCTCAAAGGTTATCCATGCTTTGGGTATGTGGATCTTTGCGTTGCATTGGTTATCGTCTTCAGATACTACGGCGGCTACACAGATTGCTTTATCATTTTCTGACACAACAAAGCCCAGAGTCTTACATTTAAACAAACCAGCTTCGGTGACTTCAGCCCAATCAGCTTCAGCTACTGCGTCTTCCCACTCTATATAAATACCTTCAAACTTTGCCATTGTCTGTCCTTTCTTGCTTTTATGAATAGTTTAGTATATAAATGCCCCAACTATATAAACAGTAAGAGCTACAAACCGCTCAATGCCTAGACCTCAAACCGTCAAAGTAGATCCTACAGCAGAACACAAAGTCCCGTTTGATACCTCAGACGAGAAACCCGAAACTCTTTTAGACGAACTAGCCGTTGCTGGAAATACGGTAGAGCTTCAGCACGAACTTGGTGCTACACTAGAAGTCGATGAAGAAACTGCGGAACAAGAGAAGAAGTTGTTGGACGAGGTTATCAAGGAACGCAAAAAGAATAATCTCACTCAGCCAAATACGGCGTTTGCGGCGGCAACATTCTTGCGAACCTACGGAGCACAGCTAGGACTCGATGCAGCTGAAGCGCGTGCTGCTATAACAAACAAGTTAATGGAGATCGCAGACTGTGGGGATATTAAGTTTGAACTAAAGGCACTTGAGCTACTCGGCAAACATAGTGACATTGGGTTATTCACGCAGAAGTCCGAGATTACAATCAACTATAAGAACCCTGATGATCTTGAGAAGGCTATTAAGGAGCGAGTCAAACGGTTACTAAACGCAGATGTTATAGACGTAACTCCGCTTAATTCCAACCTAGATGATGAGTTGGGTGTAGCTATAGTAAAAGAACAAGACGAAGATGACAACAGCGAAACAAGCGATTGAGAATATATCCATAAAGGATATTCCGGCTATACTGCCGATGCTCTCATTGCCTGAGCAGGAGAAGCTCCTTGCTGAGCTAGATAAGTTAGAAGAGTTACGGACAAAGAAACAAGCGCAAGATAAGTTCTTAGCGTTCGTTAACCAAGTGTGGCCCACATTCATAAGTGGTAGGCATCACGCTAAGATGGCTTCTGCCTTTGAGAGAGTTGCAGCAGGTAAGAGCAAACGGCTTATAATTAATATGCCACCTAGACATACGAAGTCGGAATTTGCTTCTTACTTGCTCCCCGCATGGTTTTTAGGGAAGTATCCACATAAAAAAGTAATTCAAACGTCCCACACAGCTGAGTTGGCGGTGGGCTTTGGTAGAAAGGTACGTAACCTTGTCGATCAGGAAGTCTATAGCAAGTTATTTCCGGGGGTTGGCCTACAGTCAGACTCAAAAGCGGCTGGTCGGTGGGCGACTAACAGTGGTGGAGACTATTTTGCTATTGGTGTGGGAGGTGCTGTCACTGGTAAAGGTGCGGATCTCCTTATTATTGATGACCCCCACTCGGAGCAAGAGGCGGCATTAGCCGATATTAACCCAGATATCTACGATAAGGTGTACGAGTGGTACACATCCGGCCCTCGACAGCGACTACAACCTGGGGGAGCCATCGTCATAGTGATGACAAGGTGGTCAAAACGTGATTTAACGGGTCAAGTTATTAAAGCAGCAGGGTTAAGAGGTGGTGAAGAGTGGGAAGTTATTGAATTTCCGGCTATTTTGCCCACTGGGAACCCACTTTGGCCTGAATTTTGGTCAATGGACGAGCTTTCTGCCCTAAGAGAGGAGCTTCCTAACCCAAAATGGCAAGCTCAGTACCAACAAGCGCCTACATCAGAGGTTTCAGCCATCGTAAAACGCGAATGGTGGCAGACATGGGAAGAAGAAGGGCCACCATACTGTGATTTTGTACTACAATCGTGGGATACGGCGTTTGAAAAGACAACTAGGTCGGACTATTCTGCGTGTACAACGTGGGGCGTGTTCTACCAAGAAGATCCTGACACAGGAAAGACAGAAGCGAATATAATTTTACTTGACGCATTCAGAGATAGGCTGGAGTTTCCAGCGCTTAAACGCAAAGCACTAGAACAGGTTGATGAATTTAATCCTGATTCAATAATTATAGAGAAGAAAGCGTCCGGTGCTCCGCTTATTTATGAAATGCGTGCAATGGGTATACCTGTACAGGAGTTCACCCCTGTAAAAGGTAACGACAAGATCACTAGACTCAACGCGGTGTCAGATATGTTTGCGTCTGGTAGAGTATGGGCACCGCCTACACATTGGGCGGAAGAAGTAATTGATGAAGTTGCGTCATTCCCTGCGGGGGAGCATGACGACTATGTTGACTCGGTATCCTTAGCGTTAATGCGGTTCAGAAAAGGTGGATATCTCCGTGCGACATTGGATGAAGAAGAGGAAGAGCGTACGTTTAGAAGGTTCTCACCAGGATATTATTAAGGATAGGAAAAATGGCTACAAACTCTATAGATAAAGCAGTAAACCAAGCACCAATGGGTGTAGGCGACACAGATGGTATGGGTGGACTGTCCATGCCAGAGAACTTGGAGGCTGATCTTGAAATAGAAATTGAAGACCCTGAAAGTGTCACGATAGCGACTCCCGATATGGAGATTGTTATTGATCCTGATGCGATAGATGATGATGAGTTTGGCGCTAACCTAGCAGAAGAGATTGACCCACAACAACTACAAACTATAGCAAGTGATTTGCTTGGGGATTTTGAAGAAGACTTAGCTTCTAGGAAAGACTGGATACAAACATACGTTGACGGCCTTGAGTTGTTGGGTATGAAAGTAGAAGAGCGTACGGAACCTTGGCCTGGTGCTTGTGGTGTTTACCACCCACTCCTATCTGAAGCACTGGTCAAGTTCCAAGCTGAAACAATGATGGAAACCTTCCCAGCTGCTGGCCCAGTTAAAACACAGATTATAGGAAAAGAAACAAAAGAGAACAAAGCGGCAGCTAAACGGGTACAGGATGATATGAATTATCAACTTACCGACAAGATGCCTGAGTACAGAGCCGAGCATGAAAGAATGCTATGGGGTCTAGGACTATCTGGTAATGCGTTTAAGAAGGTGTACTACGATCCATCCCTTAAACGACAAGTTTCTATTTATGTCCCAGCAGAAGATGTTGTAGTGCCTTATGGAGTGTCTGATTTAAAGAGTGCACCTCGTGTAACTCATGTCATGCGTAAAACTCCTAATGAGATGCGACGGTTGATGCATGCAGGGTTCTACTTAGATATAGATCTGCCAGAACCACAGAATACGTTCGACGATATTGAGAAAAGCATTGCTGAGAAGATGGGTTTCCGTGCGTCATCTGATGATCGATACAAAGTCCTTGAAGTACAGTGTGATCTCGATCTTGTGGGGTATGAAGATGTAGATGATGGGGAAGAGACAGGTATCGCTCTACCTTATGTAGTTACTATTGAAAAACAAACGCAACAAATACTAGCTATTAGACGTAACTGGAGATCAGATGATGATACCAAGCAGAAAAGAAATCATTTCGTTCACTACCCTTATATTCCAGGGTTTGGTTTTTACGCTTTTGGTCTTATTCACCTTATCGGTGCTTTTGCTAAATCTGGGACTAGCATTATTAGGCAGCTTGTTGATGCTGGCACTCTCTCCAATTTGCCTGGTGGTTTTAAAACTAGAGGCCTTAGAGTTAAAGGCGATGATACGCCGATAGCCCCAGCTGAGTTTAGAGATGTTGATGTAACCAGTGGAACAATAAAAGATAACATTATGACGCTCCCATACAAGGAGCCAAGTCAGGTACTGTACACACTGCTGGGTAACATTGTAGAAGAAGGACGTAGATTTGCTTCAGCTGCTGACCTCAAACTCAGTGATATGTCAGCGCAGGCTCCTGTAGGTACGACACTAGCTATATTAGAGCGTACATTAAAAGTCATGAGTGCGGTACAGGCACGGATTCATTACGCCATGAAAGAGGAGTTTAAGCTCCTTAAAGGTATTATCCGTGACTACACATCAGACGAGTATTCTTACGAACCGGTAGAAGGTTCAGAGCGTGCAAAAGGTTCGGACTATGACATGGTTGATGTTATTCCTGTGTCAGATCCAAATGCAGCAACAATGGCGCAGAAAGTTACGCAGTACCAAGCCGTGTTGCAGATGGCAGCCCAAGCGCCACAGTTGTACAACTTACCGTACCTGCATCGTCAGATGCTCGAAGTGTTAGGAATTAAAAATGCCGAGAAGCTGGTACCAATGGAAGATGACCAGGAACCGCGTGATCCGGTATCAGAAAATATGGATGTCCTTAGAGGGAAGCCTGTTAAAGCATTTATTTATCAAGATCACGAAGCCCATATTACGGTTCATATGTCGGCTATGGAAGATCCGAAACTAATGGCCCTAGTACAACAAAGCCCTATGGCACAACAAATGGGTGCAGCCCTAGCCGCACACATACAAGATCACTTAGCTTTTGAATATCGCAAACAGATCGAAGAAGCTGCGGGTGTTCCATACCCAGCGCCAAATGCTGAAATGGATGAAAACACAGAAACAGAAATATCAAGACTAGCGGCAGCGGCAGCTAAACAAGTTCTCAATAAGAACAAAGCTGAAGCAGCGCAACAGAAAGCGCAACAAGTTGCGCAAGATCCGATCGTGCAAATGCAACAACAAGAGTTGCAGATCAAACAACAAGAAGCTCAAACGAAACAACAGAAAGTCGTTCTGGATGCGGCAGAAAAAACGGATCGTTTGGAACTTGAAAAAGAACGTATTGCAGCCCAAGAACGTATTGCTGGACTACAAGTTGGAGCGAAGATAGCTACAGATGAAGCGAAGCTAACTGCTAAACAACAAGAAGAAAGAATGCGTCTTGGGATTGATATGGCAAGAGAAATAGCACAAGAAGATCGAGCAATGCAACAGATGCAACAGAATCAGCAACAACCGAGAAAGGAAGATGAGTGAGTAAAGACCTCCTGAATTATCTTACTACTAGGGTAGAAGGAGAATTAACAACTGTAGAGCAAGACTTAGCGGTAGGACAAGCTAAAGATTACGCTGAGTATAAACACTCATGTGGCATCTATAGAGGGTTACTACTAGCAAAAAATATACTAACTGAAACATCAGAAAGGATGGAACACGACGATGAGTGAACTTCTTATCGGCACGAACCCCGATAATCCAGAAGAAGCAACGGTATTACCTGATACTGCGGAGCGTAAAGCTAAGCAACTACCAGAACCCTCTGGTTATCGCATTTTGTGCGCAATTCCCGATATAGAAAACGCATACGAAAGTGGTATCGTTAAGGCAGATTCAACTGTTCATAACGAAGAACTACTAACAACCGTTTTATTTGTGGTGAAGATGGGGCCGGATTGTTATAAAGACAAAGACCGTTTCCCTAGTGGCCCTTGGTGCTCAGAAGGAGACTTTGTTCTCGTTCGACCGCATGCAGGAACACGAATCAAAATTCACAATAAAGAGTTTCGTATTATTAATGACGACAGTGTTGAGGGGATTGTAGAAGATCCTCGTGGCATTTCTCGTAGTTAGGAGAGGGTTATGGCAGAAGCTGAGAAAAAAGAAGTAGAACAGGAAGAACTAGATTTTGAAATTGAAGGTGAAGAGCCTGAAGTAGAACTCAAAGTTGAAGATGATACACCTGAAGAAGACCGTAATCGGTCTCCAATGCCTAAAGAAATAGTTGAAGACTTGGAGAAAGATGAACTTGAAAACTATTCAGATGGTGTAAAAGAGCGGTTAAAGCAGATGAAAAAAGTGTGGCATGACGAACGTCGCGCTAAAGAAGCTGCTCAACGAGAGCATCAACAAGCTATCGACATGGCTAAAAAAGCTTTGGCGGAAAACAAAAAACTGCTAGAAGAAGCTAAAAAAGGCCGTGAAGCTTATTTAAATACAGCTAAAAAATCTATTGAATACGAAACTGAAATGGCTAAACGAGCCTATAAAGATGCGTATGAATCAGGTGATACAGACTCTATTGTTGAAGCTCAAACTAAACTTTCTGAAGCAAATTACAAAAAACAACAGATTGAAAATTATCGACCTCCTAGACAAGAGGAAGAAAATAGTGTAAATAGTACTCAAAATGAACCGTTACAACCCACGGTTCAATTACGAAACACAGACCGGGAGTGGCTTGATCGCAATCCTTGGTTTAACACAGATGCGGCGTTAAGTGGTTTTGCAATGGGTGTCGATCAAGAAATCGAAGCTCGAATGGGAAGCAACTTTGCAGCGTATCGAGGAACACCAGAGTATTACAAGGAAATCGACAAAACGATGTCCGAAACTTTTCCAGAAAAATTTGGGAAATTAAATTCTACGGACGGGGGCGGCAAGCCTGTTCGTGCAGAAAACAAACCCGCCACAGTGGTTGCACCAGCATCCCGAAGTACATCTTCCAAACGGATCGTACTAAAGCAGTCGCAGGTACTTCTAGCTAAAAAACTTGGCTTGACACCTGAACAATACGCTAAAGAACTTAGGAGATTGGAGAACCAAAATGGCTAATAATAGTAAAGATACTAGACTTGCACGCGAATTAGAATCACGCGAAACACA